ATAGGATAACGGTGGGGAAAATGGAGTCAATTGACCAAATGGCAGATAGGTTTAGAAACCATAAAATTATTCTGCCGAGGTTAACGGAAGAAGTTGATTTGTATATCAGGCATATGTGCAACTGGGCAAAAGACAAGGAAGAAAAGCCCGACGGCAGGGTTGTTTGGGTGTATAAAAAGTTGGGTGCAGATCACTTGACAATGGCAACTAACTATGCGATGCTTGGTATAGACAAATTATCCACAGGCTCTTTGGCTGAACCTAAAGCGGAGGATGTTCCTATGAAGGACAAACCGATTACCGCTGGGGTATTAACTGAAAAATTTTAAAAGGAGCTTATGGAAGAAATTAAAAAAGGAAAAAAATTTGCAGAAAAGTCCTCTCGACCAGAAATTGGTGCTTCGGGGACTACGAACTTTCAGGGCATTATTGACACCGACGAATATGTAACGGTTCTTGAAGGAACACAACTTTACACGACTATTGACAAGATGCGTTGGTCTGATGCTTCGGTTCAGGCTGCTCTCTTGATGTGTGAACTTCCGATCCGTTCTGCTGAGTGGGATATAGTGGCTGCTTCGGACACGCCAGAGGACGAAGAAATAGCCGACTTTGTAAAAGAGAATTTGTTCAATGGTTTGGTTATTCCTTGGGAGGACACACTTCGACAGATACTTCTGATGCACCCTTACGGCTGTATGGTTTTTGAGGTTGTTTACGAATTGAAACAAGACGGAAAAATAGGGTGGAGAAAATGGGCACCACGACTTCCAAAGACGATTCAAAGGTGGTATGTAAATAAAAACGGAGAATTGACAGGCGTCCAGCAAAGGGCTTACAAGGACAACAATTTTATAGAGGTTGATATTCTTTCCGAAAAACTTATGGTTTTTGTGAACCGCAGGGAAGGTGATAATTACCTCGGAACTTCATTATTAAGACAAGCCTACAAGCATTGGTTCTTTAGGGATAAGTATTACAAAATTGATGCAGTCGCACAAGAAAGGCTTGGAATTGGTATTCCTGTCATCACGCTTCCAGCAGGGTATTCGGATGATGATTACAACGATGCCGAAAATGTAGGTAAAAATTTAAGGGGTAACGAAAAGTCTTACGTTGTGAAAAAGACTGGCTGGGAAGTGGAAATGATGGATATGAAGAATAACACACTTCGTAGTCCGATGGATATGCTAGAACATCATACAAGGGAAATTTTGAAATCCGTTCTGGCACAGTTTATTGATTTAGGAAGCACTTCAAAAGGCAGTTTTGCTTTATCTCAAGACCAGTCGCAGATATTCCTTTCTTCATTAGACGCTTCGGCAAAGATAATAGAGGACGTTATAAACGATGAAATCAAGAAACTGGTTGACTATAACTGGACAGTTAAGGATTACCCAAAACTCACCCATTCTGATTTGGGAATAAAGAATGTTCAGGAACTTTCGAATGCGATTCAGTCTTTAACAATGGCAGGTGCAATCACCCCTGACGTGGGAATGGAAGAATACCTTAGAAGGGTTTTGAAACTGCCTGACATCCCAGAAGTGATAAAAGACGCAAAAATTGAAGCAGAAACCTTGAAAGCGGATATGATTAAAGACCCTCTGACTTATAAACCAATTCAGGAAAACAACAATTCAAATAATCCGAACGACAACAAAAACCCGAACCAACAGAAGAACCAGGACGAAAAGCCGACCAACACAGACAAGGAAGGCCAACAACACCACGAAAGAAGGCAACTTACTAAAGCTGAACAGAGGGTTAGGTTTGATGAGATAAATGATTATATGGACAATGCCGAATCAGAAATTATCAGACAGATGCTTTCTTTGCTAAAAAGGGAAGAAGCGAATTTGATTCCGATGTTTGCGGAAGCGATAAAAAACAAAGACTTTGCTTTGCTTCAAAAAATATCTTGGAAACTGAAAGGCATTTATTCGGGGTTGTTCAAAGAGCAAATCACCAAATTATTCGAGTTCGGGAAACTGAAGGCGAGTTATGAAATTATGAAACCTGCTCCTGCGACTTCCGCAGTAGTGAATCAAGGAATCACATCAAAGGCTTATTACTTGGCACAAAGGCACGAAAAACAAATCCTTGACGACTTGAAACAAATAGCAATAAACGGAATGGTGGGCGGTGATGTCAATGTGGACAAAACCATTTTTGATATAAAAGAAAGAATGGAGCAGTTTTACGCAAAGAATGTTCCAACGACAGCCTCTTATATCACGGCAGGCGAGATAAACGAAGGCAGAAAATACACGTTTGACGCTTTCAAGGATGAATTTTATGGATACCAATGGAGTTCTATTTTAGATAGGCACACGTGCAACTACTGCACAAGTATGGATGGTCGGGTGATTGGAGTCGAAGACAAAGCGTTTTCTGAATATAAACCTGGTGAAGTCCACTTCGGTTGCCGTTGCATTTGGGTTGCGATAATGAAAGAAGAAGTTAGTCCTCCACCCTACACAGGGATACCAGACATTTTAGTTCCGCAAACAGAAGCAGAACCTTGGGAATTTAGGGACTTGGAATATCCTCTTGTTGGTTCGGGTGGTAGAAGAACCCTTCCTTACGGTTTAGGAATTTATAAGGAGCAAAATGCCAAAAAATAATCAGCAACAATTTAATCAATTAACGGAGGATATGGCAGTAATGAAATCAGAGTTTAAAAATTTCAATAAAAATTTTGAGGGTTTTGTTTTAAGTTATCAAAAATACTGTGAAAAAATTGATGTTGTAGAAAACAAGCAAATAGAAACCCAGACTAAGGTTTCAAACTTGGCGATTTTCCAATCAGTATTTTCTATTATTATTGGGGCAATAGCCACTTACTTGGGGGTTCAACCAAAAAATTAAGATGAATTTTTTTATAGAATACAGTTTTATTTTTACTTATATTCGTATGGTTTGCTATACGATGATAATTTTAACAGACTTGAGGAATATAACAAAAAGAAAATTTAATGCAATCCTCTATGTTGGTGATATTGTTCTCTCTTTTGCTTTGTTAGTAACAGCGATGAACATTACAACCACGCAATTTAGACAAGAATTGGTTGCGGACAGAATAATGACTCCTGCTGCTGTTATTTGGGCTTGTATACACTTTTACGAATTTATAAAAAAAAACGGTAACTCTTGACTTTGATAAAAATTAGTAATAACTTTAATGAAAGGAGAATAATATGAAATTTCCAGCAGACTTTGATAATTGCGTTCGAGGTGGTGGCAAAGTGCGGACTATTGCGGTAAAAGGCCAAACTGACAAATATATGCACGTTTGCTATTTAAATGGCAAGTCGCACTCTGGCGAGGTAAAGAGTAAAAAAGAGGCATCCGAGGTGAATACATATCTGGTAAACCTCGGTTATGTGGAGCAAAATGGTGAATTAATGATGGGTTCGGAGAGAAAATTGAAATTTTTAATTCCACAAATAGAACTTGCTTTTAAAGAAGGAAAAACTTCTGAAATAGAAATGCTTCACGCTGGTGTGTGGGAACACCCTGTTTATGGGACTATCTCAATTTCCGAACAGGACATAGACAAGTTTATCCAGAACTTCAACGATAAGGTCAGAAAAGTTGATATTGCTGTCGATCAGGAGCATATGCCCGAAAAGGGAGCTGCTGGCTGGATCAAGACAATGACCAAAGTATTCGAGGACGGCAAGGCAAAACTAAAAGCTGCAGTTGAATGGACAGCCCTCGGAACTCAACTTTTGAAGGACGGAGTTTTCAAATACTTCTCACCCGAATTCGACTTTGCTTATGAGGATATGGAAACTCACGAACAATACCAAAACGTTTTGTTGGGCGGTGCTTTGACAAATCGACCTTACTTCAAGAGCCTCGCACCAGTTGCACTCTCCGAAAATATGTCTGCTGGTTTTACCAGTAGTATTGTGAAAGGAGGTGAAAAAGAAATGACCAATGAGGAACTTAGAGCAAAATTAGTAGAAGACGCTGCTTTTGTTTTACCAGAGGATGCATCAGAAGAAGAAAAGAAATCCTTTGAAGAAGTGAAAGCGGAGTTGGCTAAGGAGGCTGAGGACAAAGAGAAAGCCGATGTTGAGGCTGCTGAAAAAACTAAAAAAGAATTAGAGGCCAAAAAATTAGCGGATGAAGAAGCCAAGAAAAAAGGAATTAACGCATCGGAACAGTTTATCTCTAAAGAACAGCACGTCAAAGAGTTAAACGAAGTCAAGTCAAGACTGGGAATTGCGGAAGCAAGAATAAGACTTGATGATGTTACTAAAGAAGTGTCTGGATACACGTTCTCTGAAAGCAATCCGACAGGCGTTCTTCTCGCCAGAAACCAGAAAAAAGCGATAGAGCTTTTGATGGCTGCGACTCCGAACGTTGCTAAATTGTTCAACGAATTTTTAGCGGAGCTTCCAAAAGTTTCAGCTAAATTATTCCAAGAACAGGGCGGTGATGGTGGGGAAGCAAACAAGGAAAAAGCGATTGATACGGAAGTTACCAAATTGATGTCCGAAAGGAATGTTAGTTATGGAAAAGCTGTAAAAATCCTTTCTACTGAGAAACCAGAATTGTTTAAATAATTCTGACGAATAAGTGAACGGAAAAAATGTTATTTTCGAGTAATTTAAAAGGAGGTGAATACAAATGGCTTACGGAAGCGGACAAACGGTTATTTCTTTAATTGCCGAGGCGACTTTGGTTGCAAAGCAATACTATGCTGTTCAAATTGGAACGGCTGATAACAACGTTGTAGTTGCTGGAGCAGGGGCTACGGAAGGTGCACACGTTTTAGGAGTTGTGCAAAACAAACCTGCTGCTGGTGAAAGTGCTGCTATTGCTATCTCTGGTGTGACCAAGTTGGTAATGGCTGCGAATTGTGACAGGGGTGAAAAACTTCGTTCCGATGGGAATGGGAAGGGAACTCCTGTTGATGCAGACCAGAAATCAGTAATCGGTATTGCTCTTGAAAGCAATGCAAGCGGAGACGCTGCGGTTATTTCTGTTCTGTTAACTCCAGGTGGAGTGGCACAGGCTGATGAGTCAAATTAAGGCTCACATTAAATTTTGAAAGGAGGTGAAAATTAAAATGAAGTTAATTGATGAAAACGGAAAAGTGTTTTATGCACCTGATATTTCAGACGTGCATCAAGATGCGGTTTTAACTGGTGTTTCTGTCAAATACACAAACGAAGAATTGATTGCTGACCAGACTATGCCTGTTGTTCCTGTTAAAAAGGAATCAGACATTTATTACAAATACACTCGAAACTGGAAACTTCCACAGTCAAAAAGGGCTGCAGGAGCAGAAGCCAACGAAGTAGAGTGGAATGTAACGACCGATACTTACTCCTGCGAAGAATATGCGTTGAAAGACCTTATTCCAGACAGAGTTCGTAATAATGCAGACAGTCCTTTGAGTTTGGATGTAGATAGCACAGAAAACCTTACAGACTTAATTCAATTGGGGAGAGAGAAAAGAGTGGCAGACATCGTTTTTGCTGCTGGCACTTATGGTGCTCAAACCTCTGCTTTGGCTGGAGCCAATCAATGGGATGATTACGCTGGAAGCGACCCCATTGGTGATGTTCGAGATGCGAAAGCAATTGTTCACGCTGCATCTGGAAAGATGCCAAATGTAATGGTTATTGGTTATCAAGCATTTTTGAAACTTCTTGACCACCCCGACATTTTGGAAAGAATTAAATATACCCAAAAAGGGATTATTACTTCCGATATTATTGCTTCAGTTTTTGAAGTTGATAAGATATTGGTAGGAAAAGCTCTTTACGATAGCACCATCGAAGGTGTTGCCGAGTCATTGGGTTATATTTGGGGAAAGAAAGTGGCTTTGCTATACTCCGAAAGGAGTCCAGGTTTGAAAAAGGTATCATTCGGATACCAATTCCAAAGCAGGGGTTTTAGTGTCAAAAAGTGGAGAGTAGAAGGAAGAGCAGGAGACTTTATCGAAGCAGGAGAAATCCGTGACGAAAAGGTTGTCGCTGCTGCTTGTGGTTATCTTTACACCACGGTTGTTAGTTAAAAATAAAGAACCTTGATAAAGGGCTGGGGTTGGTGAGAACATCAATACCCAATTAAATATCCCAGCCCTAAAAAGGTGTTGACACTCTGAAAGGAGGTGAAAAGCAACAATGATTATCAAGAATAAATACGCCACGATTGTGGCACACAAGTTTTTGGGGAAAGCGTATGT